AGGGAAAGAAGAATGGATTGAACGGATGCACGACGGGTCCTGGCGGGCCCCGCAGCAGATGGTGCAACAGCTCGTGCGCGATCACCCATGCATGGGCGTTGTAATCGAGCTCGAGGTCGAAGGTGATAGTATCCGGCGGCGACCAGATGGCTTCGCTGCCATGGAATCGATCCCTCGCCGAGACGGAGTCCACGAGCCAGATCACGTCCCCGAGGTCCCCGCCTGCCTGGACGGGCGCACCGCTACAATCGCGCACGGTCTGCCAAAGCGAGTCAGCGACCGCGGGAAGAGGGATCCGCTGCTGGGCCCGGAGCGGCGGGGCGAACACCAAAAGGAGCAGCACCAGCAGCAGGAGCATCATGTGCAGGCCTCGCGCTGCACCGTGTCAGCGGGGATCACCCAGCGCCAAACCCGCGCCTCCATCGGCGCGAAGAAACGCGTGTAATAGGGCCCGGCGATCAGCTGCAGCCGGCGAGAGCTTCCGCTCCATCCAGCGAAGTAGCGGCCGCCTGGGCGCAGGCGCGCCACGAGGTCCCACTCCTTACCGATCTCATCAACGGCGATGACGGGCAGCGTCTCACGCCCTTGATTCTCGAGGCAGAGCACGGCGATACCGCGGGGCGAGATGACTGAGGAGCGGAATGGATTGCAGCCGGAGAATACGAGGGCGGCCGAGGCGACGAGGATAGCGGTCCCACAGCCGCGCAGCTTAGGCATCAGAAGAGCGTCGGAAATGGATCCACTGCGCATAGCCAACCTGGTGTGATGCGGCGGATCTTCACGTAGGCGTTTTGTTTCACCGCGGTCGCGCGATCGATGGTGCGCGATCCCCCACCTGATGCGCCGAGCGTCAGCACGCGATCGTGGAATGTGGCCCAGACGATCTCGACGTGATGGACCGGCTGATTGGGAAGCGCCCAGAACACCAGCATGCCGCGGCGCAGCAGCCGATCGATCGTCTCGCGCGGATAGTCCTTGAACGTCTGGCGGAGCAGCGAATCGGCCGTGATATCGAGCTCGCGCGGAACGAGCCCGACGGCTTTCAGACCCTCGAGCACGAGACCGCTGCAGTCCACACCCTCCATCGGGTCGTCCCCAGCCCAGCGGTAAGGGACGTTGAGAAACGATCGCCACACATCGAGCGCGACGTCGCGGAGATCGCTCATCCGGCGGCCCCGGTATCGCCGCCACCCGAGCGCCGTCCGGGCAGCATGCCGGCGATCGCTCCCCAAACCCGCCCGGCGGTCATGCGACCGAGCGTCTTGGGAGCTGCGAGAATCGCCATGACGATGAGCAGTGTCCACGGAAAGGGCCGATCCGCCATCATCGAGAGAGCCTCGCGGATGCCGGCGAAAATGCCGAGCGCGATCGCCGCGAAGAAGCCGATGTCCTCGAGAACGCGCGACACCCAGCTGGAGTGGCTCATGGGCTGGTGAACGTCTGGGGTTTGAGGAGGCGGTCGCAGGGCAGGCCCATCAGCTGCGTTTCGCGCTGTGGGCGATCGAGGCATTCAGCGATCGCCATCGCGCGGATGTAGCGACCGAGTTCGACGAGGATGGAGTCTTGGCGGGCGTTATCGGCTTTGATGGTGCGGAACTGCGCAGCAGGAGTCTTGAAGTCGAAGCCGACGGCGAGCAGGGCGATAAGGGCAAGCCATAGCAGCCATTGGAACCGCTGCAGTTTTGTGCTAATGGAGCTCAGCCAGGCTCCGCTCATCCGAGCCTCCTAGAACGCACAAAGGCCGCGCTTCAATGCCGAAGCGCGGCCTGGGTTCCTGCCTAGGTTGTGGTCCTGCTCAGACACCAATGTAGTATTTCCCATCCCGCCAAACAACCGTCCGGTCACCCTAGGCGACCGGCTGGTTGCCGATCGACCGAGCGTCTATCATCGTCTAATGCGGGAGGGACATCGCATGCGTACACTGCTCAGCCTGATCATCGTGACCGCCCTGGCGCGGCCACTCGCGGCGCAGGATCAGCCACGATGGGAATACGGCATCCTGGGGCTGCGCGGTGGAGTGCCAGTCGGTTGGAGCGCCGGCGACAGTTCCGGCAACGCGCGCGCCCTCATCCGCGCGGCGGAAGAACGCGAGCGGGCGGCAGGCATGAAACGGAGCGCCGATCTACTCATCAGCGTATTCAACGAGCTCGACCGGCAGGGATGGGAGTTTCTCCAGGCCACGTCAGTGGGGCTCATCTTTCGACGTCAGAGGCAACCATGAGACACATCGTCGCAGCACTCGTTCTGCTCGCCGCCTGTGGGAAGGATTCCGTCTCACCGCCACCGCCGCCGCCGCCGCCGCCGCCGGTCATCGTCAAGCTGATCATGGCGCCCGATACCGGCTTCTGGCGCGGCAGCGCGCTACGACTGCCCGGCTTGGTCCGTGGTGCCGTCACGGATCAGGGCGACACGGTTGCCGCGCCAGCGGTCACGTGGACGCTGCCGACCAGCTTCGTGCGGCAGGGAGATTCGGTCCTCGCTACGCGTGAGGCCCGCGGTGCGCTGCGCGCATCGTTCGGCAGCACGGTGCTCGACTCGACCGTCACGGCGACGATGGACGATCTGTCCGCGCCGGGCAAAGTCTGGAGCGGCGGCTATCGGTGTTACGGCGGTACGTGGGACGCGACGCGAACCACTGACACCGTGATCTACATGTTCCACAGCGGCGTCGTGCATTACTCGGTAGCGCCTTGGAAGGATGCTGCCTATCAGGCTGACTTTGCCTTCGACTCGGTAACCCAGGTCGCGTACCTCAGCGACGGCAGCGTGGACACGGTGACCACTGGCATCCAGCATACTTGGTTTCAGCAAGACACCCTGTCCTTGAGTGTCATCGCCTCATCCGATACGGTGCCCATGCGCAAACCTGTGGACGAGCCGAACCGATATACCGCCGAGGCGGCCATCTGTACGGTCGGCACGGGCTGGCAGAAAGACGGGACGGCGTGGGAGCTCACATCTCCGTAGTAGGCTCTGCGGCCGGGAACGCGCGCATCACCGCCTTGAGGTCTGAGTCCAGCGCGCCCCGCTTGCCTGGGTCGAGCTCGGCCGCAAGCATCACGTCCCGATAGGCGGGCCACCACGGTTGGGCGGTCACTTCGGCTGGTGCCTTCACGGCGCCGCGCCGCAGGGACAGTTCGTCATGGCGCCACGCCTTTGCGACCACCGCCGGCGGGAGCTCCAATCCTCGAGCGATTTCTTCGCGCGTCACGACGCCGCTGCGGAACAGTTGTTCCCGGCATCCACCGCAGAGGTACAGCTCCTCGAGCTGGATCGCGGCCAGGACCGGGAAGTGTACGTACACGCGCTCGAGCAGCTCGACCGGCAGTCCGCCCCACCACACTAACCCATCGCACGCGACGACGGTCGTCGCGCAACAGCGGGGCGGCCCCTCGCCGGCGTCACGGTTGACGCTGGTTGCCCGCCGCTCGAGGCGGCGCTCGTCCGCCCACGTCTTCATCACGTGACCTCCTGCGCAACCCACACGACCTGGTCGCCGGCTGCGGGGATCGCGCTGACCGTGGTGTCGCTTGCCGTCGTGTAGGTCACGCCGTTCCGGGTGTCCGGATTGGATCCGCCGGCATCGGCACCCCGGACCTCGAACGAGCCGACGCAATCGTGGTCAGTGAACGACTTGGCGCGAATCCTGATGTCGTCATTGGTTCCGAGCCCGCTGACGACAATCGGCTTCGCTTCTGAGTTCCAGTTTGACGTGCCGCCCGAGCTGCGCGAATAGACAAACGTGGCCGTCTCGATCCACCCATTGCCGTCCTGCCGGTTAATGTCGATCGCGACCGTGAGCGTGGCGAGCGGGTCCACCCCGGGGCTTGAGACGGTGACGGAGACGCGGTAGTTAACCGTGTAGGTGTCGTCATTCGCACCTCCAGGGTTCAGGTCGGCCTCGGCCGTCCCATCGACTGCGTCGATGAGGTTCCCACTCGGGAAGTCGTCCACCTGAGCCGTAATGATCCCAGCATTGACGAGCTGCGTGCGGGACGTGAACCCGCTCTGCGTCACATTGAGTGCCTGGAATCGTTGCCGCTGGTTGACGGCGCTGCCGATCGTGCTCGAGTAGCTCAGGTACTGGCCGCCCCGGAAGAAGATGAGCGGGATGTTTTGGTAGACCTGCGCGAATGTGACGGCGACGTCGCCATCCGCGTCGATCCCCTGGACGGTGATCTCTTCCCGGTGGCGGTACAGCTTGAAGACGACGCTGCCCTCTTTGATTCCGTTTTGAGGATCCAACTGCACAGTGGGATCAGCTAGCACGCCGGTGTTCGTCGCGGCGATGAGCGCGAATTTCCCGTCCGACATGGGGCGGCTGCGCACGATCGGATAGAGCGAGATCAGCCCGCCAGCGGCCGCGGGGCCCTCAAGGCGCGTCGGCTTGCCGCGGCCGACCGCACTCCACAGCGGGCTCGGATCGTAGCCAGGGCCGATATGACGCCAGCGGTAATGGCGGAAGGCGTTGTCTGCCGGCAGGAGATCGACGAAGGTCGCCGCGCCATGGATCGGCGGGATGTTGGCGATCGTGGCGAATGCGCCAGGCCCGCCGCTGCCGTCATCCGGTGCCCGCTGCAGCTCGATCTGGAAGGTGGGTGGATCCCCCGGGATCATGTTGATCCCGATGCCGTGACTCTCGGGCTGGTTGCCGTCGAGGAACTTCTGCGGCAGCGCCATCTAGGCCGCCCCGATCACGATCGCGATGCCGCCGGGATTGGGCGCGGTCGCGGCGCTGCCCGTCGTCGTCACGTCACGCGTCACCTCGGTGGAGAGACCGCCGAGGGAATCACGATGGCGCAAGCCCACGCGGTAGGTCGTGCTCAGCTCAAGATCCACGAGCTCGACGCGCGTGGCGCCTGGGGGCAGCGTCTTCACGCGCACGCGCGGGTCCGATGTCGGCGTCGCGAGCAAGACCTCAGTGGGCAGCCGCGTATCGCCCGGCGTGAACGTGACGACGAACCGCCGGCCCGTCACCTCGGTGTCGCCCAACGCCGACGGCGCCGCGAGCGATGCCAGGGTCACGTTGTCCGTGCCAGGGAACGCCCAGACGGATGGGAAGCGCAGCGCGTCGTTGCTTGAGCCAGCATCGTGCCCGGGGATCGAGCGCGCGCGCACCCAGATCTTCATCCCCGCCGGCAGGTTGATCACTTTGATTGCGCCGGTCGTCTTCACGCGCTTGCCGAAGGTCCAGAGCGGATCCGTCTCGACGGGCCGCACCCCGACTCCAGAGGCAGTCACGGCGTAGTGCATCTCGATCGGATCGCCCGCGGCGTTGAGGGTCAGCGTGAGGCTGATGCCGTGGGCCGTGTCGTCCGTATCGGTCGCGAGTCCTGACAACGTCGGCGCAGCCGCGATGACGTTTGGCCCCAAGTCCACGACCCGCATATTGAGCTCGAACTGCCGGGCGTTGCGCTTGACGGCCATCATCACCCGCGCACCCCCCCGCAGATTGCTGGTCGGGTCGGGCATGGGATCGACATCCACAATCCGGAGCTGACCCACTTGCCAGCCGTTCGTGTTCGCGGTGCGCCGGCAACGCAGCGTCGCATACGCGGGGCCGCTGCTGAACATCGTGCGGATCTCCTCGAGCCCCCTCTCGAGTTGGCGCCGGATGTAGCTGAGCCGGCTCTGGCCCTGGATCAACTCGCCCGGCATCGCGCGGAACCCGATCACGTCGAACAGCTCGCGCTTCTGCCCCATGTCCGCGCGGCCGAAAGTGACGTCGAGATAGGGCTGCTGGACGGCGCGCAGATGGAGCATCGCGGCCGAATCGAACGTGACCGCATCGCCGCCGACGCCGATCGGCACGTCCACGTAATAGAAGGCCTCGAGCTGGGTAATCGCGTCCTGGCGGCTCTGCTCCCACTGGAACGCGTCCCTGACTTCAATCAGATCGGTATTGGCGATGGTCGCGACGCCAGCGAGCGAGGACGGGCGCCGGGTGTCGAATACGACGACGCGGTTATCAGCATCAAGCCGGAGGCCGAGGTTGTAGGGCGGTCGCAGCAGCGCGCGCTTGAGGAACGGCAGGAGCTTGTCCTTCTTTTCGATCCGGCCGCGAAAGGTCGGAATCGTCAGATCGGCCTTGAGCGTGGCGAAGCTCGTCGGCTCCGGCGTGAACGCCTGCAGCACCGATCCATCGGCCTGCAGCCAGCCGAACTTGCCCAGCACCAGATCCTCGATCAGCTGCACCGCGTGGGTGTCGTTGATGTAGAGCGGTGCCTCCACGGTGGGCTTCTCTATCAAGATCACGCTGCACTCGACCGCCGTCCCGTTGGGCGGCATGGCGAGAAAGGCAGGGTCGGTCGCGGGCACCTCGGCGAGCACGAGCTCGTAGACGGGCAGGCCACCGGCGAACGCACCACGGATGTTCGCCGCGACGTTGCTGCCGCGGCGCACCACGCCGAGCTGGAACTGGCCGCTGTTCGAGTTATCGAGTCGCTTGAGCTTGATGCGTGCCCTGGTCGAGTAGGTCACGCCCTCCGGGAAGAACGCTGAGAGTACGTTACCGGTGAGCCCGGGGTTCCCCATCATCCAGTAGCCCGACACATCCTCGAGTAGCTTCGTCAATTGGTTTCGGGGGTTGTTGTGCTCGTTGGCGTCGACGATGACGGCCTTGATCCCCGCCGATGCCGGGAAGCCGGTCGCAGCCTGAATCTTCCCCTTGATCGGCAGGCCGGGCTGCAGCGCGCCGTAGGCCACCGGTGGCCCCTGGGGCCAGACCTGGGCGGGCGCGGTGTAGGTGAGCGAGCTGTGCGGCCGCTCCACGAAGACGTCGGCATCGTTCAGCTCGTCGGCGCCGTCCCGGCACGGGATGCTGTAGGCGTTCTTCTCGGCGAGCTTGGTCAGGTCCATCCGGCCCGTGAAGTAGGACGCCCAGATGAAGCCGTTGTCGAGCGATTCCTCCCAGCGCGCTTTCAGGCCGAGCAGCTGGTTGCGATTGCGCACGTCGCCCAAGTACTGCGTGATGTAGCGCGAGAGGTTGTCGCCGGGCGTGATCTGGCGATCGATCAAGCCCGCCGTCATGTAGCCCGTGTTGAGCACGCGCGAGAGCGGATCGAACTCGCCCGTGATCCCCTCGGGATCGCGCAGGTAGGGCTTGAAGTGCAGGATCGTGTCGTCGGTGCCGGCGTCGATGCCGACCGGCGTCAGGTCGTTGAGGCCCGCGCTGTCGCGGCCCAGGGCGGGGACGCCGTCCAGATCGAAGCCCCAGCGGCCGCACAGGCCCGTCTCGTCGATGTAGATGCCGCCGGCGTGCTGCTTGACCTCGGCCGGCGTGAGCACCCGCTGGCGATAGAGCCGCACTTCGTCCAGCTCGCCGATCCAGGGAGTGCTGAAGCTGCCGCCGACGGCACTCTGGCCGATCCCCACGGCAGCGGCGCCCCCACCGGTCATGCTGTATCCGGTGGCGATCGTGCCGCTGTGCGCTTGCACGCCGTCGATGTACAGCTTGGCGGCGCCGTCACTGGACTGCCACGTAAAGGCGATGTGATGATACTTCCCATCGGTCGAGTAGTTGTCGGCGTCTTGGAGATCGACGTTGTTGACGGTGCCCTGTAGCCGCAGGTTCGGCCCGGCGACGCTCGCGAGCCGCAGCTGAATCGCCTGGATCTCGCTGCCAGAAGCGACGGCATAGCTGAACAAGAAGTGACTGACGCCGAGCTGCCCGGCATCGACGCGCGCGTAGCCCTCGAGCGAGAAGCTCGTCGTGGGCCAGGTGCCGACGGGATTCCGCAGCATGTAACGGCTCGTGCTGCCGAACCGCACCGCGCGGCCGTGATCCTTCGTGGAAACGCGGAAGGGGTTGGAGTGCAGCGCGCCGGCGCGGGGCACGAGTACGGTCGCCTCGTCGATGTCAATGGAGCGCGGCGAGTAGACGGTGAGGCGGTAGAGCGGTTGATAGACGGTCACGCCGCGAGCGCCTTGGCGATCGTGTCGCGGGTAATGCCGCCGAAGGTGAGCGGGCCGATCTTCACGCGTGCGAACGCGTTGGTCCCGATCAGGGTTGCCCCGCCGTAGCGGCCCAGATGCAGCCGCGTCGAGGCCGCCCACGCAGCCGGTAAAGCCTGCCCGGCGGTGGCGCTGCCCGCCACCTCGGCGCCCCCGTTCAGGCTCTGCCGCAGCTGCGCGACGCCGGCAGCGGTGAGCGTCATCAGCTGCGCGACCGTGTCACGGAAGGCCACAGCACCCGGGGTCCCCGACCCCTGCTGCGTCGGATTGAAGAATTGAACCGAATAGCCCCCGCTCCCGTTGGCTTCGATGTCGATGCGCGGCGCCTGCCCAGCCGGACCATTGATCGCGACCACCATCGTGCCGCCCCCGCTCTGGGCCGAGCCGCGCTCAACGAACTCGACGAGCGCGAACATCGCCTGTGGGATATACGGGAACGACCAGGAGAGGTCATCGTTGTTGCGCGTCCCGAGGCTCGGCCCCTGGTAGCTCGACGGAAACGCCGCGTTCCAGGCGTTGGCGCCGAAGGCGTAGACTGTCAGTCCCGTCGCGCTAACGTCCGGGTAAATATCGAAGCGGTTGGTGTTCGCGGCCACGACGCTATTGATGCCGAACGCCAGCGCATACCAACCGCCGCCGAACGCGATCACGGGAAACAGCGTGCCGCTGCCTGTGGATGTTGAGAGCGAGGGTACGCCAGCCGTCCACGTCACCGACACTAGATGCCGATAGACCCCAGCGGTCGTATCGCGGATCGCGATTTGCGAAGTCGCCGCGGTGCCAGCTCGCATGAAGAGCAAGACGACTTTCGTCCCGTCTCCAGTAAAAGCAACGTTCTGTGTGATGCCTGCTCCGCCAACGGCATTGGTGTCGAGCAAATACGCGGCCGTAGCGCGGAATGGGTCCGCCTGGCCGGACGTGAGCACACAATCGGCCGCCGTCCAGTTGCCGAAGTTTTCCGGGTCCGTAACGAGCTGCGTCCGCACCGCCTCCAGCAGCGTCGTCCGCAGGCTCCCCTCGTAGTGCCGGTCCCGCAGCACGCCGCTCGCGTCACTCGCTCCTACGGCCGACACGAGTGTACCCGGCAACCCGCGTCGCGTCGCCGCCGTCGCCCGCGTGAACGTCGCCGCCACGGGGTCCGTCAGGCTAGCCCCCGGCGCGTACTCGAACATGATCCCGCGCAGCGCCTCGTGGAAACTCTTCGCGGGATTCCGCAGCTTCAGCCGCACGTTGCGCTTGATGTCGGGCGACAGGTTGCCGAATCCCTTCCGCGGCTCCACGAGGTAGGTGTTATCGACGTAGAAGTCGGGGACGGTCTCGTCGGGCTGGAACCGGAAGGCCCGCCCGTCGCGTGCCCAGTCGACGAACTCTTCCCAGCTGACGGGGCCCGAGAGCTGCGTCTGCACCGGGTTGGTCCCCGGGCCGTCGGGGATCCACCGCACCTCGGTGTCCATCGTGAACATCTTGTTCTGCCGCCACGTATCGACGCTGCCGTCGGGCACGTCGATGTACTCGCTGCCCGCGCCGTCTTCTCGGTCGGTTAAAATGTCGTAGAGCGGGAAGCCCACGCGGATCTCGTTCTCGAGGCCCGTGCCGAAGAGGAATTTCGAGACCGTCATCCGCCGTTGCTCCCCCAGCCCTTCGGCTCGACAATCACCTGGCGCCCGGTGAGGTCCTCGAACAGCTGGGCGAACACGACCTGGTTCTTCGGATCGCGCAGGTCCACGATGCCGCTATCGGACTCGAACCGAATCACCAGCGTCGTGGGGCCCTGGTCGCTACTCCCGCTGCCGCCCGAGGCCGACGCCGAATAGCCCCCCCCGCCGCCGCCACCGCCCTCGCCGCTGAGCCCCGCGCTCGAGATGCGGGCGGCCTGCGCGCCGAGCGTGTTGCCGAGCGCGATCAGCGCGGCACCGACGGCGATCGCGGCTAGTGGATTCTTCGCGAAGAACTTGATCGCGAAGCCGAGCTTCCCGTACAGAATCGACACGACGCCGAGCTCGACGAGCGTCTTGCCGATCATTTTCATGACGCCGGCAAGCACGTCCCCGATCGCCCCGATGAAGCCGCGGAAGCTGTGCGTAACGCCGCCCAGGAGGTCGCCGATCTGCCCGGCGATCGCCTCAATGCCGTCCGCGACGCCCTGCATGACGTCCTGGATGATCTTCCCCTCGGCGATGATGGCCTCGCTCGCAATGTGCGGGCTGATACCCATCGCCATCATTTCCCGGAACTGCAGGGCGGCCTTGGTCCGCTGCTCGAGCGTGGACCCCAGCGCATTGATCATGCGCGCGAAGTCGGCGCCGTCATTGGTCGCGATCTGAAACCGCTCGGCGAGCACTCGCACGGCCCCCGAAAATGGACTGACGCCCTTATCGATGAGCTCCTTGATCGCCGCCTGGTAGAGCCGCGCCTGGTCGGCCGAGAAGTTGTAGGTCACGCCCATCGCCTGGGCGAGCCGGTGTGCGCGCTCGAGATCGCCGGCGAGCTGCTTCAAGACCTCATCGACAATCAGGGTCTCGCCAGCGAGCGTCTTCGTGCTCCCGGTCGCGGCGTCGGCCGCCTTCTGGAACTCGAGGATCTTTGCGGCGGATTTGGCGAGCGAGCGATCGACGAATGCATCGACGCGCGACTGCAGCCCATGAATCGCGTCGGCCGCTTTGGCGAGACCCGCGCTCATCGCCCCAAATGCCGCGCCCATGATCCCGGGCACCCCGCTCAAGGCCGAGGATACGTTCGCCCCGCCTTCAATGAGCGCGGCGAAGCCCTCCAGGATGCCTTGGACGGCGCCGTAGACCGCTTCCTGCACCGCGGTCCAGGCGAGCATGAGCCGTAGGCTCACGGCCTCCCAGTGCGTGGCGATGTAGATCGCCGCCGCGGCAAGGGCGATGATGGCGACGGCAATGAGGCCCGTGGATGTCAGGAGCAGACTGAAGACTTTAATCATGGCTCCAACCGCGGCGATCAGCTTGCCGACGACAAGCAGCGTCGGGCCCAACGCCGCCAGAAAGGCCAGCGTGTGAATGATGACCGACCGCATACCTGGCGACAGGTTGTGGAACGCCTGGATCCAGCCCTGTACAATCGCGATCCCCGAGCGGAGCGCGCCGATGAACTCGAGGAAGACAGGCTGCAGCTCGCGCCCGACCGTCAGGAAGAGATTGTGCAGCTCCGCCTTGAGCGACTGGAATGCCGTGAACAGTGGCCCGAAGCTCCGCGTCGAGTCCTGCAGCAACGCATGGAACGCCGCGAAGCCCGCGGCGATGAGCGGCAGGCTGATGGCCTGCGTCATTTCGCGGCCGGCGCGCGCGATCATTTTGCCGGTGCGTTCGATGCGCCGGGCCGCGCTGTCCATCTCCCGGTGAAACTCGGCCGCGTTGGCAGAGAGCTTTACGACGAGACTGGCGATCGTCACGTGCGGCGTCCTTTCATCGTATCCAGATTGCCCGACGCTTCAGCGGCCAGCTCGGCCTGTTTGCGGTCCTGCTCTTCGAGCTCGTAGTACGCCATCCACTCGTTGAGCTGGGTGCTACTCAGACCGTCGAGGAGGGCGTCGACGTCGGGGAGGCCGAGGCGTTCGGCGAGGCGGTAGGCGAAGCGCCGGACGGCTCGGCCGCGGAGTTTCCCACGAGCTCCTCCACGTCCTCTTTCGTGATGCCGGACAGCCGTGCCGCCGCCTCGAACACCGGCTGGAGGAAGGACGCGGGCAACTGACCGATCGCCTCGGCGTCGCCGTCGTGGAAGAATCGATCGCCATTGTCGTCGCGCACGGCCAGCTCCAGCAGCTTGGCGCGCAGGTTCGAGAAATCCTCCGCGGTCTTCTTGCCGTCGCGCTTAACGCACGAGCGCTCAAAGGTGTCCCGCTCTTTCCCGGTCAGTTCCTGCACGACGACCGGTCCGTCGGCCGTCTCGACCGTTTCCCGCTTGAGCGCGCGCGGCTTCAGAAACGCCTCGCGCGTAAGTGATTTCTTGATGCTCTCCATGACTCCTCCGGTTACGCCGTCGCGCGGGTGATGGGGCCGGCCAGGTCGATCGTGACCTCGCAGGTATCGCGGCCGCCAACCTCGCCCGCGAGCGGGTTGTATGCGCTCCAGAAGCCTTGGAAGGTCCACTTGGGGTTGCTGGTGCTGACGGCGCCGGCGTCGTGCCGCACCTCGATCGCGACGACGAGTCCCGCCTGCGCGGCGAAGGTCGCGTCGACCGAGCCCGGGGCGTAGTCCTGGAAGAGCGTCGCCTTCAGCTGGCCCGTCGCGAGGCCTGGCTTGTAGGTTCGCGTCGTCGCACTCATCGCGGTGAAATCCTGCGTCTCGAATCCCTCCGGCAGCTCGATCGAGAAGAGGTGATCGGACAACACCACCCCAGCGAACGAGAGGTAGGCATTGGTCAAGACTTTGGTGGCCATGTCCGTCTCCTATTGAATGGCGAGCACGATGACGAAGGTGATGCTGTTGCCGCCGCCGCCGGCGACGCTCCAGTTCGCACGCCACCACGTATCCGTGGCGATCGGCCCGTTCACGGGTACGGCCCACTGTGAGCCTTTGACCGTGACGGCGCTGAACGTGATCCGGTCCGTCGCCGACGGGAAACCCTGCGCATCGTCGCTCTGGATCTTGAAGGTCCACGTCCCGCCGCCCGAGATCGCCAGGACGTGCAGGGTCGCGAAGAGCTGCTGGCCGGATCCGACGAGGCCCTGGTTGAAGGCCGTGCCGCTGCCCGCGCTGCTGACGGTGCCGTTCTTGACGATGATGCCGCGCACGAGCTCGTAGCTCGTGGCCATCGCCTCGATGTTGAACTTGAGCATGTCGCCGGCGCTGCCCTGGAGCGGCACGAACGACGCGAGCGCCGCCATCAGCGACCATGCGGTATCGCCGTCGGCGCCAGTCGGCGTTGCCAGGCTGAGCGGCACATCGAGGAGGCCCAGCTTCGAGGAGAGGAATTCCTCGGACAGATTCGGGCCGAAATTCACGAAGCCGGCGCCCGACATCTTGGTGGTCAGTAACCCCGGCTTGAAGATCCGGGTCAGGGGCGGCGTGCCGAAGACGGTCGCGTCCTGCGGCTCCACGCCTTGCTCGAGCGCAACGGCGTTCATGTCGCCCGTCAGATCGTAGGAGTCGAGGAGGATCTTGGCGTTCGTGAGTTGCGTCGCCATTAAGACCTCACTCCCTCGACCGGCGCTACGATGCGTGCCGATGCCTTGGCGTATTCGATCCGCAGTCTCGTGAGTTGCCCAACATGAGCGCGAAGAACAATCCCCGCGACCTCATCGGAGATGTCCCGGCCGTCGAGCACCACGCGCCCATAGCCGATCTCGTTCAATTCGAGCTCGAGCTTCATGGCTTCACTCCCGATACCAGACGATGAGGTCCACGACGCGGTGATACAGCCGCGTGTCCGGCTCGCGCCCGAGATCGCGCTCGTTGTCCACGAACACATCGAGGATCTCGACGCCGAGCAAAGTCCCGCGGAAGCGGCGGTAGCCGGCCCGCACCTGGTCCCCGACGCTGCGCGCATCGGTGCTCGTGTCGCCCCAGCAGCTGAACTGGAACCGCGCGCGGACCATACCCGGATCGCTGCCCATCGCGTGCTCGGGCGGCCCGCTGATCAGCTGATAGGTCGCATACGGCCGGTCCGCGTTCTGCGTGACCGCATCGACCGGATACAGCCGCATGTTCGGCTGTATGCCAATGAGGCCGGTCAGTCCGGCGAAGGCGGCCGCGCGCGCGATGAGCGCGTCGTCGATCGTGCTCACGAGGCCTCATGCGGCACCCGCTTCTTGAAGGCATCCTCGATCTGCCGGCCCAGCGTGTCACCGATGATCTGGACCGCGTCCTCGGCATGCTGGTCGATCGCGGGGCGCAGGAAGGGGTAGGCGGGGACGTGGCCAATCACATGGCCGCCCTGGCCGAGTGCGCCCCCGGCGACTTGCGCATGCCCGAACTCCCGCAGGTGCGCGATGGGCGAGTTGGTGCCGACCGCGACCCGCGCGCTCTCCTTGCCCATCTGCTCGACGTCGGTCCGGATGGTCTCGGCGAGCGGCACGGCTTCGGGCCGCCGGCGCGGACCGCGGTGAATCGACGCCGCAGCTTGGGCGTCTTCTTTGATCGGCTCGGCGCCGTCGACCAGGGCGGTCGCGAGGATCTCCCCCCGCACAGCCTCAGGCAGCTCACGCAGCGCATCAGCGAGCTGCTTACCATTCGCGAAGTCCATCTTGACGGTCTCGCGCATCACGTTCCCCGCTGGACAGCCAAGAGATCGAGATCACGTCCAGGCAGCACCGGCAGTACCTCGCCGATGTCGTAGAACACACCGTTGGCATTCACGCGCATCTTGGCAAGGACGCCGGCGACATAGGGGGTGATCGAAACCCTGTGCGTGACCTCAGCAAAAATTTGCTGCGCCGCGATGAGTTCTCGACCGGCAAGCGGCTGAATCAGTGCAGACCCAGACCAAAACGTCGTCGGCGCACCGGGAATCGGCTCGCCGCGCGAATTCTGTGTCTCCGGCAACTGCTCGATCGTCGCCGCGACACCGCGGATCTGAATCAGTCCATCGCGGCTCACGCGACGATCGGCCGCGCCGGCACCGCGCGCCAACTGGGTAGCTGCTCGAAGCGATCGCGTAACCCGTGCACGAAGGCGCCAATCCCCTCGGTGGACGCGTCTTCCGAGCCGCGCATGCGATAGACCAGCGCGACGCCGTCGAGCACTGCCTGCTTCGCATCCTTGTCGAGCTGGTCCGCGGCGTCGAAGGTCACCTGCACGTTTGCCACGCCGCGCGGGAAGATCCCGCCGTCCTGGCGAACGATGCGGCGACCCACCGCAATCACTGTCTTGGGCGCCGCTACGAGCGTCTCGTCGGGGTTGGCGGAGTCCAAGCCAATCTTCACATTGGTGAGGGTGCTGACCGGCCGTTCGAGCCACACATAGGGCATGCCGGTCCCATCCACCTTGACGATGACGCCAGCAGCGGACGCGACGAACGTGCGGCGTTTGGTCTGCTCGAGGATGACTTCGACGCGATCGGCGAGGTCTGTGAGCAGCGAGTCGTCGGAGGAGCCGGTTATTCCGAGCCATGATTTGACCTCCGCGAGTGAAACCAGGTCGGCCGGCATGGGCCCGCCTGGTTACGTCGCCGCGGCGGAGGAATCCGCTCCGGGCTGTTGATCGCCGCCGGGCGCGCTGGGAGCAGTCTGCTCATTCTCCACGGGCACCAACATCGTGTCAGGCTGCGATTCCTTCTCGCGCACATCCAGGATGGCCTCGACCTGCTCCGATTTCTCGAGTGGGGCCTGCACGACGCGGCCATCCACGAGCTCGAGTCCCAGCCGCTGCACGTCGCCCTTGGCGATCCGCCCGCCTTCACCGGCGAGCAGGAAGGCCGCAGACGGATCGCCATCCTCCACAAGGCGCGTGTTCGCCGCGTTGATATACAGTCGGCGATCCGCAATCAGTTCTCCGTCTTTCGGCTGATCGGGATCCCCGCCGTCAGCCCGTATAATCGTCACGCCACCCATGCGATGCCCTCCGATTTACTCGTAGACCAGCACCAGGCGGAATTTCCCCGCCGTGAACGCCGCCGTCGCGATCGCCATCGCGGGGTTGCGCTCCGCGGTGGTCTTCACGGTCGTCACGCCCGTAAACGCCGGGATAATCGACTTCCGACCCAGCGTGAGGCCCGCTTGGGCAGTCGCCGCGAGCAGATCGGCCGCGCCTTCAGAGTTCAGCGCCACCGTTCCAGTGCCTGAGAGCAAGGCCGTCAGGATGTCGAGGAATCCGCCCATGATTACAGCGCCGAGTGGCAGCGGGCCGTCCGTGGTGCGCAGAGTGATGGTGCTGACGGCACCGCCGTCGATGGCGAAGTCGTACTCACCGCGCCACACCTTGAGCGTCCTTGTGTCCGGCATCGTTGGCATGTCTTTCCTCCGTTACTTGATGACGACTTTGATGAGCCGTTGCGCGCCTTGGGCGACCGGTGCCGCCGATGTGCCACTGCGGACCTTGATGAATGCGGCGGAATTGAGAGCCGCCGGCGCAGCGAAGAAGACATCGCCAACGCTCGCGACGATCGTTACCTCGGCGGCGGCGGCATCCTTGAGATCTTTGAACGTGATGCCATCATCGGAGCCCTGAAATGTCAGGGCCGCCGAGGTGAAGGTGGGAACGAGGAAGCCCACCACGACTCCCTCGCCCACATCCACCGCATCTGACAGACTCGCGGCATTCGCGATCGTCGCGGTCTGAACGGTCGGCCGAGCCAGCCCCACTGCTTACAGCCCGGTGACCGAGCAGAACGCGGCAGCCCGGCGCACGACGAACGCGAACCGTCCATCAGCGCGGAGCGTCTTCTTGCCTTCCGTGAACTGCGTGCCGGTGAAGCCGACCTCGACCGTGATGCCCTTCCGCTCCCAGAGCTTCGAGAAGCGGCCGAAATCGCCGACGAGACCGGTCCCGACCGTCAGGACCTCGTTCAGCGCCACGGGCACGCCGAACAGGTTCATTGGCCCCGGCTCGGCCGGGTTGCCCATGATGTAGATACCGTCTGCCGTCCGCATGAGCCGGAAGGTCTGCCAGTCGGTCGAATGCAGCGAGATCACGTCCGGCTCAGCGCGACCCACCGCGCGCACCTTCGTGACCGCCTTGAAGACGGCGTCGAAGTGCGGATCGGTGCTGCGGGCCTGCGTCTGGATGCCGCCGGTGTTCAGAATACCGGTGAGCTGCACGCCGGCGCCGGTCCCGACGATGACTTGCGAATCCACTTTCTGCCGGATGCCGAAGCGCAGGTCGGTGTCGAGCAGTCCTGCCATCTGATCGACGTCGTCCAGCTGCTCGTCCGTGACCGGAATGGAGTCCGCGACCTTGCGCGCGGGCGACGTGCGTTCGGTCCAGACGTAGACGCTTTCCAGATACGTCCCACCTTCCGCGAGCTCGGCGGCCGAGATCGTGTAGGTGGTCTTCTCCATGAAGATGATCGTGGGGTTCGACGTGCCCTCGATCGGGATCACGTCGAGGATCTGGATCGGCCGCGCCGCGAACGGCACGACGTCGGCGATCCGCGGCGGCCGCGGCGCGAAGCCGGCGGTGGTGGTCACGAGCGTCTTCTGCCCCTGCAGGTAATCTCTCGAGCTGATGGGGATCTCGACGCCGAAGGGGCCGCGATTTTTCCCTTGGTCGCGCCATTTCAGATACGCCTCGCCTTCGACCAACAGCCGGCCGAGCGACTTCTCGCTGTTCGGGGAGGGGGCGGGATGGCGACCGGAAGAGGGCTTGGGATTGCGGAGCGCCTCGTCGCGCTCGTCGTGGTCTTTGATCTCTTCCTTGAGCTCTTCATCGGTGGCTTCGTTGAAGAGCCGGTGCGCATCGCCGTTCAGCGCACGCCATTTCTTGACCGCGTCGGCCGAGTCCGTCGCGCTGAGCTTTTCGAGCACCTCGCGTTTGCTGAAATCGCGCTCGGCGCCCGCGAGCTTGAGCACGTCGCCGACGAGGGTGTGTTTGGTGCGGGCTTCCTCGCGGAGTTCGATCGACCGTTTGGCCATGGCGCTCCTCCTACGGAGCGCGCCGCGGGCTCAAAAACAGAAGGCCAGCGCGGCGCAATTGGGTTGCGCACGTCGCCGGCCGATGAAAAGGGCCCTGCGAAGAAGTGCCTCTAGTTTAGGAAACTATGTTCAGCAAGTCAACTACCGGTCTCGGACCAGTGCCAGGGACCAGTTCAAAAACATTGATCCAACCACAACTCCGACACCGGAACTTCTCGGCGCCAGGCGGCAGCTGAATCACGATGAACTGCGGCACGTTGCGGAAGACACCGCAAATGCGCAGCGGTCGCGGCATGCGATCGCCCTCGCGCCCGCAGTGATGGCAGCGGAAGAGCTCGAGCCGCGGCTCAGTAGTTGAGCTGACGGCGGGTGCGCTCAAATTTCTCGACCTCTTGATCGATTTCCGCACGCTGGCGTCTCTCCGCTTCAGCGTCGTTATTGGCCTTCACGCGCGCATGCGCCTCGTGCACGGCATCAATCTCTGTCTGCGTAGGCCCTTTCTGCTCGCTGGCCACGGGTTCAGCGGCCGCCGGCGCTGCCTCGGCTGGTTTTTCCTTACCAGCCTCATCCGCCGCGTGCTCGCCACTGCATTGCGCGCACTTCGCGGTCACGGTGCGGGTATCGATCCCCGCGCCGCGCATGACCGGACTCACCTCGTGCACCAGCAGCTTGCTGAGGACGCGCCGCACGCCGCGCTGGCGCAACTCTTCGGTCACCTCGCCCGTGGCCTTGACCTCGAACGAGTAGGACCATTCCTGGCTCGGTCCCACGTTCTTCACGGTCGTGAATTGCTCACGACCGGCGACCGTGTCGAGGAAGTACTGGCCGACCATCCGAGCGTCCTTTTTCGTGACCTTGATGACGCCCTTTCCCACGGGCGGCTCGCCGAAGACGGTCCCGTGACCCCAGGACCCGATCAGCACCTCAGCACCGTCCTCGAAGGCATCCTTCTCAGTCCAATCGCCGTGATGGTCGATCGCGTCGAAGGTCGCGTAGACGACCTCGACCTGCCCCTTCTCCGCATCCTTGATCTCGAGCGTGACAGCTTTCCGCTCGAATGTCGTCGTTTCAGTTGACTTTGGCTTTGGCATCGGTCAGCTCCCTTTCCGGTTCAGCGCCAGGTCTGGGACCGGCGCAAATAGGCGACGTCTTCAAGCGTCCAGAACGATGGCCGCATCCGAATCACGGTGATCTGGACGGTCCCGACGGACACCGACATCCCGATACCACCGAGCTGCACCGGCGTGAAGGCCGGCACTGCTGTGAAGAGCACGCTGGCACTCGCGGCGTTTGCTCCAGCCCCGAGCAGGCTGCGGCGCACGGACAACGTGAGTGCGCCCACCGATCCCGCTGACGCAGCGCCGGAGAAGCTGCGCCGCACAGATCCTGGCACCGCCGCACTCGAGGCGGCGAATCCGGTCCCCGTGAAGGACCGACGCACCGCCGCTGTGACCGCGGCCGCGGATCCGGAGGCGCCAGCGCCCTGAAAGGCGCGGCGCACGCCCAGCGTAACCGTAGCAACAGCCCCACTGGCTGCCCGCCCGAGCAGCTGCGGCTGCGGTGCTCCTTGGAGCGCGAGCAGGAGCGACATTTAATAGGCCGCTACCTCCGCCCACGCCGGCTCCACCAACAGGTTGGCGGTGCCCGCGGCTCCGAACACAATGGTCGGACCGCGCACAATCCACCCCTCGTTCTGCGCGAACACCGGGGGATGGTCTCCGGCGTTCGTGAAGTCCAACTCTTTGCGATAGGCGATCGCGTTGGGGGTTGTGATCGTCGAGTTCGTCGCCATCTCCAGAATCGGTTCGGCATCCAGCGTGCGCGTGCCGACCGTTAGACCCGCGGCGACCGCAGCTTTCCGGATGTCGGTAACGAGCGTCGTGCCCATGCTCGTCCGCTTTTTCATGTTATTGCCCGTCAGGGTGATGGCCGTCCCTACCAAGTCGGAAGCGGTAAATCCGCGCGCGATGAAGGCCTGATAGGATGGCATGATCGTCGCCGTGGCGGCCGCCGTTTGCAGCAACTCGAGGCGCAGGAACTGCATGACCGCCAATCGCGTCGCATCACCCCATCGCCACGAGAACAGCGTGCCGTTGGCCGCCTGTGTCACCACGAGGGCTACGGTAGTGGCCAGGCGGTAGAATCCGAGCGCACCGTACTCCATTGGCCGCGGCGTCACGCGGAGCGCGCGGAATGTTGTGCCGTCCACCTCGGCGATATTGCCACCGAATCCTTGAATTTGGATTGCCATCAGCGCCCCTTTCGGTGTGCGCGGAGCAAGCGCGCGAGCAACATCGCGTCGCGCACGTCCATGTGGAGCGAGATTTTCGGCCAACCCATCACCGCACAGCGCGCGAGTTCCTGGTCGATCGCTTGGGCCAAGAGCACGGGATCGAAGCGATGCACAATCGGTCCGTCCGGAGCGGCCAGCAGTGTCCCACGCGCCGCCTGGCGGATCACGGTCTCAGGAACGCGCGCGCGGTTCACGGCACGCCTTTGACGAGATCGAGGATGTAGATGTCGTCGTTGGTGAGGTTGAACCCGATCGTCGCTCCAAATGCGATCGTCGCCGCCGTCAGCGCGACTTGGATCTGATTAGGACTCGCGTTGAGCGAAACCTCGCCGCTGTTCACTACCGTCGGGATCGTTTCACCGACCCGGCAGTAGTCCACTTGGGCAACGATATCCATGCTCTCCAGGAACACGCCAAACGCCATCTCTTTGATGAACGCCTTGTCAGGCATACGCCCCCCCTAGTTCCAAGCCCAGGCGGCGGTCCATAGACCCCAGATCCGTGTGCCGAGGCCGCCGCGCGTCGGCTGCTGGAGACCCTGCGGAGCTGCGAGACCGCCGGCGATGGTTCCGGTCACCCCTTTGAACGGCACGAGCGGTTCGTGGAGCTCGCTCGTGTTGAACGCATCAATCGTGAGCGTCCCATCGACTTTATACGACGCCACGGCCTTGATTGTCTCGACCTTGTGTTCATCGGCGGTATGGTCGGCCGTCGCCACCGGAATGAGCCACGCTTCAACCTCTGAGTCTGCGACGAGGCCCGTTTGGCCAGACACATCCACACTGGCGTGCGAACTGCCGGGGAAGGCCCCAAAATCGATCGTCGTCCGACCGTTAGCGCCCATCAGTCGTCCACCAGCTTGAGCACGCCGTTCTGGAACTGCGGCTGATCGTTCTGGTTGATTGGCACGGTGGTGATCTTCATGAGCAGCGAGCGACCAACCGCGGTGATGTTCACCGCACCGCCACCCTGTGTCGTGCTGACTTTGAACTGATCCGCGGTCAGACCCGTCGAGATGACCCAGTACGTCGTGTTCTCCGAGAGACCCGTCGGCAACCCCGAGGCACCGGGGAACGCTTCGAAGCGCACCTGGTTATCCACCACCAGCCCGTGCGCCGGCGAGCTGAGGAGATCGGTGGCCAGGTCACCCGGCATGGCCATGACGATGATCGGATCCGCGCCGTCGTTCGGGATGATGTCGGTAAGGTTTCCCGCACTGATCGCGTCCCACAGGCCGATACCGATCCCGACGACCTGGCCAGCGTCGGTTTTTGCATCGAACAAGACGAGCGCGTTGTTGAGGATCTGTCGGCCGCCACCGCCGCCGGCCGGCGCGCCGAATGCAACCGCTTTGCGCGCGTAGCCGGCGTAAGAGGCCTCGGTGACCGTCCCCGCCTCGGCATCGGTGATCGCGGTGATAATCCCCCCGTACATCGTCGCGGGCGCCGTCATACTCGTGCCGCGATACGTGTTGAGGACGCGATCTGACTGATAGGAGGTCCGCATCAGGTCTTCGCCGCTGGTTTGGGATCCGGCAGCACGTGCAGCGTGAGGTCGTAAGCAT